CTTGCTGGCCAACTTCCCAAAGCTGGAAGGGCACATGGCGCAGCACCATTACAAGGTGACAACTGGACGCCTGCAGCTTGCGATTGCTGATCATCCAGAAGTGCTGGGTTATCCCGTTGCCGAAAGCGAGCCAATTCGCATTGTTCCTGTGGTTGCTGGTGCAGGTAGCGCGGGCGGTCAGATTGCAGCAGGGATCGGTTTGATTGCGCTTTCTTTCTTGTTCCCTGGTGCAGGCATATTTGGTGCAACAAGCTTCTTTGGCGCTACAGCAGGTACAGGTGTACTTACCGCCCTGGGCACACTTACCAGCACGGTAGGTCTTTCCTTAGCACTTGCGGGCACCGCTCAACTATTAACACCAACAGCACAAACATCAGCCGTAACAAGTGGCACCGATAGTTTCAACGATCCACGCAAGTCCTATAGCTTTAGCGGCATCCAAAACGTAAGCCGTCAAGGTGTGCCCGTACCGATTGTTTACGGCGAAACGATTGTTGGCTCGGTCGTTATTTCGTCCGGCATTAACACCGAGGAGATTGCAGCGTGATGAATAACCGCAAGATCGCTGGTTCTGGCGGCAGTCAACCTTCGTATTCGGCGCCCTCGCCGCCCAGCGTTGAGCGTGACAACCTTGAATCCAAGCAATACGCCCGCATCGTCGATCTAATCAGCGAGGGCGAAATCGAAGGTTTCCCGTCCGCTCGCGCTTATACCCGTGGCACGGATTCTTACAACCGCGCTCTCCTCAAAGACATTTACATTGAAGAAACACCGTTGGTGCGAGCTGGTGCCGATGCAAGCCAGCCATACCAGGACGCTGATTTCAACTTCAAAGGCATCACAATTAACCCGCGTTATGGCACGCAAAATCAAACTTATCTGACAGAGACTGGCACATCAACGCAAGAGGAGAATGGCGTCAACGTCAAAGTCCTACAAGCAACACCAGTCACTCGCAGCATCACAGACGTAAATGTCAACGCTGTCCGTGTGACCATTTCGGTGCCGCAACTGCAAAAGATTTACAACAACGGTGGCATTGAAGGTACGCAAATTGATCTTGAAGTCCGCCTTTCCTACAACGGCGGTCCGTACACCACAGTCCTCACAGACACCATCAAAGGTCGCACCACAGACCTGTACCAGCGCAAATATCTGATCAACTTCACGCAAGCGCCGCCTGTTGATGTGCGTGTGGTGCGTGTCAATGCTGACCCCGCTGTCGTTGGTGATTACACAATTCTTAGTGACTTCTACTGGGCCAGCTACACCGAATTGATTTACGCAAAGACCACCTATCCCAACAGTGCAGTCGTTGGCATCCTCGCTGACGCCGAACAATTCAGCAGCTTCCCGCAGCGTTCTTACCGCATCCGTGGCATCAAAATTGCCCTTCCCAGTAACGCCACCGTCGATGCAACCAATGGCCGGCTGATTTACAGCGGTGTCTGGGACGGCACCTTCCAAAGCGCCAAGTGGTGCAGCGACCCGGCATGGATCCTGTGGGATCTCCTTACATCGACTCGCTACGGATTTGGCGATTACATTGCCGCCGCCAGCTTGGACAAGTGGGCGTTCTATGCAGCCAGTGTTTACTGCAACGAACTGGTGCCAAATGGTTTCGGTGGCACTGAACCCCGCTTCTCCTGCAACGTCAGCATCCAAACCCAAGACGAGGCATACAAGCTGATCAACGATCTGTGCTCAGTTTTCCGCGCCCAACCGTTCTGGAGCACCGGCAGCCTGACGATCGCGCAGGATCGCCCCACCGACCCCACCTTCATCTTCAACCAAGGCAACGTCACCCCCGAGGGTTTCACCTACAGCGGCAGCAGCCTCAAAACGCGCCACACCGTCGCGGTCGTCAGCTACCTGGATCTCGAAACCCGCGAGACCGCCTACGAGATGGTGGAAGACACCGACGCCATGCGGAAATACGGCGTCAACAAAGTCGAGATTGCTGCCTTTGCCTGCACCAGTCGCGCTCAGGCCCGCCGCGTTGGCGAGTGGCTGCTGTATTCAGAGCAACGGCAAGGCGAGGTTATCAGCTTCGCTACGGGCATCGCCGAAGGCACCCAAGTCCGCCCCGGTCAGATTGTGCAGGTGGCTGATCCAGTCAAGGCAGGCCGCTTCCGCGCTGGACGCATCACAGGCGGCACCGCACTGGCAGTGACGCTGGATCGTTCAGCAGAAGACATGTTCGCTGACGGTATGCCCGCCACCATGGATTTCAGCGTGGTGTTGCCCACTGGCGTAAGCCAGACCATAACCGGCATCAACGGCACCGCGCTAAACGGCAGCACTTTGACCCTGCCGTCATCTTTGGATCTGGTGCCCACTGTCGGCTCCACTTGGGCGATCTCCACCAGCAGCGTCAATACCCAGCTCTATCAGGTGCTGACGGTGCAGGAGCAGGAAGGCGGCCAGACCTTTGCCATCACCGCACTGCTGCACGAAACCGGCAAATACGACTACATCGAACGCGACATTCCACTGGTGGCGCGGGACATCAGTGAACTGGACGTAGCACCCGCAACACCGCAGGGCCTCGGCGCCACCGAACTGCTGTACGAATCCAACGGCCAGGTGCTCTCTAAGTTGATCGTGAGCTGGCAGCCGGTCGAAAACGCACCCCGTTACATCTTCCGCTACCGCTACAACAGCGGCAACTGGACCACCCTGACCACCCGCTCACCCGACTACGAAATCCTCAACAGCGAGGTGGGCCTCTACGACTTTGAACTGCAAGCCGAAAGCAGCGGTTTCAAGCGCTCTGGTACGGCAACAGCCAGCTTCAACGCTCTTGGCAAAACTGCACCGCCGGCCAGCATCCCAGACCTGTTCATCGCACCAATCGACGACCACAACGCAGAGTTGTATTGGCCGCAAGCGGTTGACCTTGACGTTCGCATCGGCGGTCAAGTCCGCATCCGCTACACCCCAAACATCGGCATCAACGCCACCTGGGGCCGCGCCAACGACATCGTGCCAGCAGTCAACGGCAGCAGCACCCGCAAAATTGTCCCGCTACTAGAGGGCACTTACCTCATCCGTGCTGTCGATAGCACCGGCAACGAATCCGCCGACGTGGCAACCGTGGTGGTGGACCTGCCCGCCCCGCAGGACATTTACCTAATCCAGGAATACCGCGAGGACGACGACGCCCCGCCATTCCAGGGCACCGCCACCGATATGTTCTATAGCGCCGATGAAGGCGGCCTAGTCCTAACCTCCACCGGCTTGATCGACGACATCCCGGACTGGGACGCCATCAGCAGCGTTGATTTCTATGGCGCCACCAGCACCAGCGGCAGCTACCAGTTCCTGAACACGCTGGACCTCAGCAACGTCTACGACATAGACCTGCGGGCAATCCTGCTGACTCGCGCCTTCCAGCCTGGTGATGCCTGGGATGAGCGTACCGAACTGATCGACGAGTGGGACGACATCGACGGTGATGACCTCAGCGCAGTCAACGCCCAGCTTTACGTGCGAACAACCAACGACAACCCCAGTGGCACTCCGACCTGGAACGATTGGCAGCCGTTCGTCAATGGCACCACCCGTGGCCGAGCCTTCCAGTTCCGCGTCGATGCCACTAGCCACAACCCTGCGCAGAACATCCTGATCGACGAACTCGGTGTTGTTACACAATTCCAAAGGCGAACGGAAACCCAGCGCAACCTCAGCAGTGGTACTGCCGCTTATAGCGTCACCTTCCCAACGGCGTTTTATGCTGCCCCAAGCATTGGCATCACAGCGCAAGATATGGCCACCGGCGACTTCTTCACACTGTCAAGTATTAGTCGCACCGGATTTACGGTGACCTTCAGAAACAGTGGAGGTAGCATGGTGAGTAAGACCTTTGACTACCAAGCCGTTGGCCACGGCAGGCAGATCACCTAATGGCACAGGCAACTGACTATTCGCTAGCCAACCAGTCGGGCGCAAACTTCCGCTCGGAGCTGAACACGATCCTTGCGGCGATCGTCAGCCAGAACTCCGGCTCGACCGCCCCGAGTACCACCTACGCCTACCAGCTCTGGATCGACGGTGGTGTCAGTCCGGCCCTGCTCAAGATCCGCAAC